ATGTTTGTGCAGGTTGAGCAAATGTACCCATAATACTAGGAGCAAGACCTAATGTTGCAGCTTGTGTTCTAAGAACGTCACCATACACATCACCATACATTTTTGATGCAACATCTGCTTGTTTCTGAGTAATATCTTTTATTACTTCTGATTCTAGTATTGCTTGTCTTGTGCCACCTAGTTGTCCTGCTTGGGTAGCCCCACGTCTAGCTTGTTGTAATAACCTTGAGCCAGTTTCTTCTATAGGTCTAAGACTTGCTGCTAAAGATTCTTGTAGCATTGGGTCTTGAAATCTTTGTGCAGGACTCATTAATGCTTGTTGAAATCCTGGAACAATAGAACCTAATCCTAATCCTGCTTGAGCTAATGCTGCTTGTCTTTGTAATTCTTCAGCTTGATAAACTGTAGGACTAGCTTCAGCATAAGTTCTGCCTGGATAAAATTGTTGTGGACCTGCTTGAAATTGTGTTTGTGCCTGTCTATATAAATCAGTTAGGTAGGGTTGTTGCCCTGCCCATGGGTCTGCTTTTTGGACAGTATTAGTACCGCCACCGCCACCTTTACTCATATTAATCTCCTAGTGTATGGTTGTAAGTTCTTTTCCGAGTATGGTATATGTTTGTTCATATCCGAAATTCTTTAATTTTTTAATAAATCCTTTGCGACATACTGTTTCCATAGCATCACAATCTTGTTCTTGTGACCATTCTTCCAGTATTTCTAGTGTTTCTGCTACCCATGTGTCCATTTGTTTGCCACCTAATGTAACGATACGACACACTTTCTTTTGTGGATAGTTTAAAATCTGTGTTGTTATAACTGCTTTGATCTCTTTGCCATTGTCTTTGTCAAAGATAACCCATAGTTGCATTTCTTTTTCTTTTAAGAAGAAGTAGATATCATGTACGTCCATCTCTTCTTGGGATTTGTTATTGCCCATTTCTACATATTTTTTACAATCTTCCCACACGTCATCAATATACTCTGCAGGTATACCAGATACATAAATCATTGCTTTCTCCTATTGACTTACTTGTATAATACTGAGTGTAACAGATGGAGTTTCAGGGGCAAATGCTGTAGCTGCATTATGTTGTAGTTCTACGTCAGTACTGTCCGATGCCCAAAATGCTTGTAAGTATTGTCCTGCTGTTATGCTAAATATTCCATTCCTAGATATTATTTTCTTCTCTGTATTTTCATGTAATGTAGAAATAATCGTAGACTGAGAACTGGTTACTCCATTTATCTTTGGAAAGAAATACACAGTTTTTGTACTAGCACTTGCTGATGATAAAGTCGCATGAAAACTTACATGATACTTACCTGTATGAGTAAAGTTAAGTTTACTTGCATCTGTGCCATCAATGCTTATACCTTGTGTATCGCCTGAACTATCAAAAGTTATGGGATAAGCTGTATCTACTAAAGTTGGTGTTTGGTCAGTTGTATCATAAAAGAAACCAAAATCTCCTGCACCACTACCACCTGCAAATGCTCTCCATACAGTACCATCATAGTAATATAGGTTTTCACCTTGTCCTGGATTCCAGTTAGTACCATCAGCATAAGCGATATCACCTTGCTTTACTCTGCTAGGTTCAACATTCTTTTCTTCTATAAATGCTATAGGGTTTTCTTGTAATGCCCCTTGTAGCTTAGTTAGTTCTTCAAATATATATCTTGGTAAATCTTCTGAGTTAGCAGGTACAGGATTAGGTACATACTTAGGAGCTTGTGCCATTATCTTTCCCCTATAACTTCATACTCTAAATCATAGCCATTAAGTTCAAATGGGCTGTTGTCTGTGTGTTGAAATCTTACTGCAATATATTTGCCTGTTGATCTGCAATCTACTTTGTTGTTTTGTGTTGGGTCAAAGTTTTGTCCTGCTGTATAAGTATATGTACCATTAGGCGACATAGAACTTCCAACTGATATAACAACATTACCTGAACCACCTACTTTAGGTGTTAGTTTTCTTACCTGTTTAACAGTATTGGTATTACCATCTAAGGTTAATCCTTTTCTTTCTAGTGTCGATATGTAGTTTTCACCATCGAACTGTCTGCCAAAATCACCACGATACAATTTAGTATCTGATGTTCCTGCCATCAATATACTTCTTTCTGTAGGATTATAGGTTCTTTCTCCCCATACCCCACTATAATCAGTCCATGTATCTGTCTGTGTATTCCAAGTTATGGATGTAGCACCAGGGTCTACAATTCCATTACCAATGTGATAAATGTCAGGCAAATCACGAAAAGTAAATGAGTTATTAACATAGTTATAAATTAATGCTTTATTACAATACTGCGACCCTATACTAGGATAGCATACCCACATTTCTGTTTGCTGTACGTTATGTGCAACAAAAGTGAGATTATAATATGCATCATTTATATCATCAAATAATTCTTTTTTAACTAGATCAGTAGCTACCGATTGTTTTCTTACAGCATCGTGTACGATTAAATCACCTTGAGTAACTACAAAATGTCTACCTTCAAACTCAGCTACACAGTTTCTGCTTAATACACCTGTATCATTAAATAGTTTTTGGAAGCTAAATACGAGATTGCCCCCGATATAGTTAGCTATCCATGTAGAGTTTTCTTTATATATTACAAATGATTGTTTAAGTGCTAGACCATCAACAATAAAGTCTGATTCATCACCTATGGTTACTTCCCCTGCATCATTAGTAGAAGAAGATGTCCATGAAGATGGATAACTAAAGTTTTCTGCTGCATCACCCCATTTAACTTTGTTAGGAAACTCTGTACTAGATGTTGTTATTCCTAATGCCATCAGATAATTACCAAATGCTTTTATGGTTTTACATGTATCTGCTGCATCCCAGTTAGGTAAATCTACAAAGTTAGTAGCTCCTACATTAGGTAATGCTTGTGGTTTATCAACCCCATTACAAAAGACAGGAAGACCATTATATACAGTTCCTGTCCAATTGCCTACTGTAACTAAATTCGTGCCATAATCGCCACCTGAAGTCCTTGTAACGTCTGTATGAGTAGTACCATCAGTTCTATATATCTTAGCTGTACCTGGATAAAACCAATATGATGCTGTACCAGTAGACCAGTTAAGTACAAAGTATGGAGCTACACTAGGTGTGCCAAATACTGCATCATGTCCTTTGATCTTCTTTCCTGCATTATCAGTAAATCTTATATTACTTGCATGTGAATAAAACTCAGGTGGAAGTACAGTATTGTTTGTATCCTTTATCATGCCCTTTGGGGCAGGTGCTACAAATGTTGCCACTAATTAGTCTCCTGTGTAAAAATCGTGTTTAATACAATTCTTGTATTATGTTTCATTGGGTTTTGTCCTGCGTGTAATAAGTTAGAGTCAAACAATATAGCTTTTCCTCTTTCATGACTTACCCTTTCTTTTATCTTATTGTTTTCAAAAAACATAGTGTCACCATCAGATTTGTTGATATAAACAATTAATGACTTGAATTTTAAATCAGGTCTTTGTTCAGGATTGTTTATATCTTGATGACACATTTGATGATTATGTTGCATATATCCTATCAATGGAAAAGTAACATTAATTTTCATTCTCAACATTTGTTTTACAGGTATTTTTGTTTCATCAAAAACAGTCTTAAAAAAATTATAATACTGACATTTAGGTTGGTTGTCATAATAGAGATGATGTATTATCTGACCATTGTCTATGACATTTGGGTCAGTTATTTCACCTCTACTAGTCTTTCTGTCATATATAAAATTTATATTAGACCTTGTAACAATCCTTTCTGCTTCATCGAGAAAAGTATCGCTTAACTTATATTCTTTTACTAAACTGTTCTTTTCCACATGTATACTACGATATATGGTTGCAAGTTGTTGTGGGCATTTCCACCACCAGTATTGTCTGTCAATATGTTATTATCTATTGTTCTGCCGTTACCACCTGTAATATCTACATCATTTGCGTTAGGTGCTGGACTAATACCTGCAGGTTGGTTGTGATTGTGTGATGGCATTTCAGAAATCGTTAGTGTATGTGTTTTAGCACCACCTGTTTCTTCTGCTGTGTCAAATTCTGTTTG